ATGGCTGCCGAATTAAACAAGCTCAGTGATAAAAAACTTAAAACCCTACACGGAAAAGAAAGAAATAAGATTGAATTTTTTGCCGATGGCGCTGGATTGAGTGCAAAAGCCTCTAAAGTTGGTGGTATTAGTTGGGTCTTTACCTACCGACTTGATGGTAAAAAGTTAAACCGTCTCACCATTGGGCGCTACCCTGATATGCCCCTCAAGCAAGCCCGTGAAACACGGGATAAATGCCGTAACTGGTTGGCATCCGGTAAAGATCCAAAGCTACAATTTAATTTAACGATGCAGGAATCATTAAAACCAGTCACCGTAAAAGACGCCATTGAGTATTGGATCGAACACTATGGCAAAGACAATCGAGCCAATATTGATGCCCTCATTCGCCAATTAGAAAAGCATATTTATCTCTATATTGGTGAAATGGCATTATCTGACTGTGAAATAACATATTGGCTACAATGCTTTGATAAAATGAAAAAGGAAGCGCCGGTGGCTGCTGGTGGGATGCTTCAATTATGCAAACAAGCTCTAAAATTTTGCCGTGTAAGAAGATATGCAATTAGCCATGTATTGGATGATTTGACTATTTCTGATGTCGGAAAAAAACAAACTAAAGGCCAGCGTTATTTAGAAGATAATGAACTTGGTCAATTATGGGAATCCATAAGATCAGGAAGTTACCTGCCCTATTATAATAATTTATTGAAAATTTTGATTGTATTTGGTTGCAGGACGAGAGAGATCAGATTATCTAAATGTTCAGAATGGAATTTTAATTCTATGTTATGGACTGTCCCAAAAGAAAATAGCAAGACAGGTGAAAGAATTATTCGCCCGATACCTGAGCGCATGAAATCATTCTTAGAAAACCTTGTTTATCAAAATAATAAAAATGATTACCTATTAGGAGAACTTAAAAGCACCGAAACAGTATCTGAGTATGGAACGAAGATATGGAGAAGATTAGGCCATGTAGATAAATGGTCTTTGCATGATTTAAGGCGCACTTTTTCCACAAAATTAAATGATATGAAAGTAGCCCCACATATTGTTGATCAACTTTTAGGCCATATTTTGCCGGGCGTCATGGCGATATATAACAAGAGCCAATACCTACCAGAGAAACGAGTTGCTTTAAACCAATGGTGCGAGAGGCTAGATCTATTGGCGGCTAATCATGATAACGTGGTTATATTAAAAGCAGCTCAATAATGGGAACTAATGAGTTTGATGATGAACATGATCATTGTGATATATACGTAACAAATGTGGCTTTCTTTCGTAATAATTTCTGTTAAGTAAAATACCCTCACAAAAACAATTAAACAGTGAGGGTAACATAATCATGCAATACAGCACTCCTACACCAGAAGAACGTCGCTCTATCCTTTCCGAATATGGTGAACCTTATGATCGGCTTATACGTGAAAAAGAACGCCAGCACATCACCTCTATTTCCAGAACGTCAGCATGGAAATTGGAAAATGAAGGCCGCTTCCCTGCCCGTAAACCACTAGGCCGTAACTCCTGTGCTTGGTTGCTTAGCGATCTGCTGCATTGGGTGCATAATCCGCCCACAGTAGAAAACGTGAATAATCCATATAGCCGCAAATCTACCAATTAAATAATAACGTCATAAAAAATTAACTGCCTTAATTGGCAGCGGTCAAATTCACCCTAAAAGCAGCTTAATTTCGGGAATAATTGGTGTGATGGTAGATATTAGTTATAGAAATTCTTTGATACTTAATAACCATCAATTTGAGAGACAACCCTCTTTAAGAGGGTTAATTGATGATTATTACTCAGATGATACTTTGGTTTTACGTTGGCGGCGTTTGATTTCACCCGACATAGCCGAAATTATGAACTGCGCAGTGCTTTCGCCTTCTTCTTTAAATTTTTCCATTGAATCAACAAGCTCATGCGGTACACGAGCTTCTAATTTTTTTGACTTTGCGTTTACTGCTTTCGTTGCCATATCTGCATCCATTAGTAGTTGGTGGCTGACAGTATACGCAAAAAATTTTTATAAAAAAGAATTGACGTGGCTGACACTTAAAAATACGATGGTGGCTGACACCATGCTTTATTCAGGTGATACAAACAGCAACGCCCCGAAGTGCGCTAACACTGTCGAGGCGTCTGACCACAACATTATCGGAGCTAATGCTATGGCTGATACACAGTCTAACCAAACTCGCCTTAAATTTACATTCCTTATTACATCCGACACTCAGCGGCTGGCTGATATGTCCTCCTTGATCTTCGCATTACGTCAGGGGGCATACTATGAGTAATAAACCTATCTCACTAAAACAGGCGCTATATCGTGCAGGTCTGGGTATTTCACTTTTCACGTTCATTACCCAAAAAGCCAAAGGTGAATGCGAAATCAATTTAAATAATCTGATTGCATTGGCGCACGGCATTCATCAGGAAGTTCACCACACCCTGTTGAAGTATGCTCCGCAGCCACCGATGAATAAATTATTAAATTGCATTGTATACAGGAAATCCGATCCATTAGGCCAGGCTTCATTTCGTGCGGGACTATGTACGTCTTTATATGAGGTCATTCTTGAACAGGCAAGCCAACACTGTTCGGAAGAGTTACACGATTTGCTATCGCTAGCCTGTGATATTAATCAGGAAGTTTACTATTCGCTCTATGCAGCGGTTAATGGCGAGGACGAGTGATCATGAGTCAGGGAAATAATAATCAGAAAAGCCGCCCGTTAGATGTTATTAGAACAGTTAAAAAATCAGCCATCAATCACTGGCAAAGCCTGTTGCCTGCTTGTGGTGTTGATGTTCCGGCAAAAGGCAAACACGGTGCTTGCCCAATCTGTGGCGGCACTGATCGTTTCCACTTTATCGATGATAACCATCATGGTGACTGGCATTGTCGCCAGTGTGATGAGCCGAATCATGGTGATGGGCTGGATTTAGTGGCAAGAACCAAAGGGATCACGGTCTTTGCCGCCGCTAAGTTGGTAGCTGATGCGCTGGCACTTCCCTTGCCTGAACCCAAACCCGCTAAAGAGCAGCCCCGAACAGCGAAGCCGATTGCTGAACGCATTGCGGCACTGGTTGCCACTACTACTACGGGCGAATCTCAATATCTGGTGAAAAAGGGACTGCAATGCCCCAATCAGCGGTTATTGAAAGATGGCTCTTTATTGCTGGTGATTCAGACTCTGGACGACAAAATCACGGGGGCGCAGACTATCAAGCCGAACGGTGAAAAGCGCCTTGTTTCAGGGACTCAGAAGAAAGGCAGTTTTATTCCTGCCTCAGAGATTACCGGAACACCAGACACTTTCATCATCACCGAAGGTTACGCCACGGCGTTAACCGTCAGCCAGCTATATGAGGGCGTTGTGCTGGCGGCGATTGATGAAAGCAATTTACTGAGTGTTGCCGAGCAGATCAAAGCGCAATGGCCAGACGCAAAAATCATCCTTGCTGCTGATAATGACTGGCACGAACCGGGAGAGCGAGACAAAAACGGCAGGCTAAAAAAGAATGTTGGCAAGATAGCGTCAGAGAATACAGCCAAAGCGATTAAGGGCTGGGTGACGTTACCGCCTACGGCATTAAAAGCTGATTGGGACGATTATCGCCAGCAGCACGGTATTGAGGCAGCAAAGCAGGCATTCAGTGAAGGGTTGTATCAGGTGGGGGAAAAGAAAGTGGAAACAGCTAACGTTATTTCAATTAATCCGGAAAAGCAGAAGAAAAAACGCACGGGTAACAACCTTGCACAACTGGCGGATAATGAAAAGGCTTTATTGCTAACAGAACGGTATGAAGGGATTGCTATTCACTCAGAAAGCGAGGGGTTCTATACATATCAATCGGGAGTCTGGAAGAAAACATCATTTCTGGATTTAAGCCGGGAAATGGGAAAAGTGTATACCTCGCATGGCACTAACTTTAGTAAACGTGCGCTTAATAACGTGGTTGAAGCATTAAAGATTGTTGCACCTGTTATGGGTGAGCCATGCCAGAGCATGATCCCCTTTGCGAATGGTGTCTTTGATATTGAAACAAAAGGCTTTTCACCTCACAGACCTGAAAATTGGCTATTAAATCACAATGGTATTGAGTATACCCCAGCAAAACCGGATGAGAATTTGCGGGATGGTGCACCTAATTTCCATAAATGGATAAGCCACGCTGCTGACCGAGATCCGTACAAGATGAAGCGGATATTTGCTGCATTATATATGGTGCTGGCGAACCGTTATGACTGGCAGCTATTTTTAGAAATTACGGGTGAAGGAGGCAGCGGTAAAAGCGTCTTTACTCAGATAGCAACGTTATTAGCAGGCCAGCACAATACAGCCAGTGGCAATATGGCAGCGTTGGACACTGCACGAGGACGGGCACAGTTTGTAGGTAAAAGCATGATCACCTTGCCTGACCAACCTAAATACACCGGGGAAGGCACGGGGATAAAAGCGATTACGGGTGGTGATGCAGTCGAAATTGATCCAAAACATGAACAGCAGTATTCAGAGATTATTCGCGCAGTGGTTATTGCTACTAACAATACCCCGATGATATTTACTGAACGTGCTGGCGGCGTGGCGCGTCGGCGTGTCATTTACCAGTTTAACAATAAAGTGAAAGAAGAAGATAAAGACCCACATTTGTCAGAAAAGATAACCCATGAAATTCCGGTTATTGTCAGGCGATTGCTGGCAACATTTGACGATCCCGAACAGGCCAAAGTGCTATTACTTCAGCAGCGTGATAGTGATGAAGCTCTGGAGGTTAAACGGGCATCTAACCCTGTTTTAGATTTGTGCGCAACACTGGCTTTTATGAGTGAACCGAGAGGGTTAGAAATGGGTGGTGGACGTAAAACCGAAGAAGAACGCCAGCCAAAAAGATACCTTTATCACCTTTACCTTTCATTCATGGAATATCAGGGGCTGGGACGTCCACTGAGTGTAACTGAGTTTGGTAAAGCGGTTAAAGAAGCCGCAAAGGAGTACAAGGCTGAATATCTGACTCGAACTATAAAAGGCAGACGGCAAACTAATGTACAACTCACCGATAAAGCTGACGAGTTTATCTAAAAATAGCGTTTGGTTATCTACCTTGTCTACCTAATTGAAATTTACTTAAATTAATCATATGGTTAATTGGGTAGATAACTATTTAAAGATTATCTACCTATTATCTACCTTATCTACCCAAAGGAAAGAAAAAAGTAGGTAGATGAAATCAAGACAGGTAGACAACGGGTAGACAGTAAAAAATCAGTCACCTACCCACTCAAGGCCTTGTGCTACATGGGATAGCGTGAATTGGTAGATAAGGTAGATAACCTCGAGACATTTTTTTATAAACGTTAAAACACCAATGAAAAATTAATGTTCCTATACACAAACATGCAAGACCTGCATTTAGGCACAGGGCACTCGAATACTATTGAAAATCGGATAAAACCTGCACCATGCAGGAGATAAGGGATATCAGGGAGTTAAAAGTGATAATTTCCCCCATATAACGTAATTTATTGATTTTATTATTCCCAACGTGAAACCACAATTAATTGGTTAAAAAGCAACCTTTGTTAATTTTGATACGCACTTTATTAGATGAAAATATACCCAATTATGAAAATTTGATATATGCACAAAGCGAACATCTTTTTATAACACCCCTATCATTTATTGTTATTTAACAATTAGCGCGTTCTATTACGATGCTTTCAGTATTCATTTTTTAGTATGGGTTATTTAATTAAACACATTATTAACTAATGATAAGAGGGTAATTTCATGAGCCTAATAGATGGTATTTATATCAGTGAAGATCATAAACATACTCTGACAATAATTGACAGCACAACTAGTCCTGCTGGAGCATTTGGTGGTTCTTTTATCAGTAATAGCCTCTCAACAGGAAGAGTGAACTATACTCAGATAATTGGACAATTTAAGTATCCTTCGGATAATCCAGCCAAGATATGGCCAAGTCAAATAAGTTTTTACTCTTATTTCATCTCTAGCCCCAGAACTTACGTTATAGCAGACCATTGGAATGGCATCAGGATGGCTGATGGAAATATCATTATGAGTGGCTTGCGAACATACACAACAGATGCAGGCTTATATGATATGCATTATTTCGAAAAAATTTTCCTCACACTCGCACCAACAGAAACATAATGTAGTAAATATCAATCTACCGAATTAAATCAGATCACACTCTCCATTATTGATAAAGCAATTTATTTATGTTCATCGGCGAAGAAATCTCCTATCGCCTTCATGTTATTTAGCAATGTGTATTGTTGATTAGATGAGGGAATTAATATGCAAGATAAAAAGCCTGAAGTATTAACACAACAATTTTGTGAGGACTTTGGCTATACCATGTTACCTGTTGGCGTTCCTATTCCGTGGCCGTCAGAAACGCCACCAGATGGTTGGCTCAAATGTAACGGTGAAACATTTGATACAGTAAAATACCCGAAACTTGCTCTTGCCTATCCGTCGGGCAGATTACCTGATTTAAGAGGTGAATTTATTCGTGGTTGGGACGATGAACGCGGAGTGGATACGCCTCGACAGGTTTTGTCATGGCAACAAGGTTCCTATCTAGTACAAGAAATTAACGATAGAGTTGATAACGTTGTTAACTTTTCACTTGATGACCGTAAAGATTTAAATTGGGACATACCAAATGAAGAAATTCATTTGCGTGGCAGGTCGGTAGGAGCAAACGGAACTTGGCCCGTAGACAAAAGATATGTAGGCGTAACTCGCCCTCGCAACGTTGCATTCAATTACATAGTCAGAGCAGCTTAATTCTGAGCTAATATAATCGCTTCTGATTTTGTTAGTTAATTTTCAGTACCTAGACATGGACGTCTAATCAATCCCTTTCGTGAATACCACATACCCGCCCCGCCCACAAAACACATCAAAAATACAAAGATTTGTAAATATTCAGTCCTCATGTTTCCTCCTGCTTAGGCTTCCTAGTGAGAGGTCTTTTTATTCTATTTTTCATGTATATATTAATAAATGGCACTCAGGCGTGAGCCGCCATAAAGCCGTTTAGTCAAGTTGCAAGAAGCAATCTGTGAAACCACAGAAAAAGATTATTCGGCCTGTTCCTCTTAATGTTGGTTTCACGTCTTAACATCATTATTACGGAAACCATTTCATGAAAAAACTAATCGAATTACGCCAGCAAAAAACCGATTTAACCCAGCAAATGCGCTCGCTGCTCACCAAAGCCGAAAACGAAAAACGCTCACTCAATGCTGATGAAGCCAAACAGTTCGACGAGCTGCGCAGACAGTCTGATTCTTTGAATACCGAAATTGCCCGTTATGAGTCACTGGCTGATGAAGAACGCAGTCAGGCAAAGAATCAACCGACCAGTAAAAAGCTCAGTAATGATGAATTACGTCACTATGTTTTGACTGGTGAAACCCGCGCCTTATCCACGGGCGTTCCGTCTGATGGTGGCTATACTGTTATCCCGGAACTGAACAGGCAGATCATGCAGCAATTGGCTGATGAGTCTGTCATGCGCCGGATTTGTACGATTAAGACCACACGCAGCAACGAATACAAACAGCTTGTTTCGGTCGGTGGCGCAGCCGTAGCCCACGGGGAAGAAGGTAAGGCGCGTAATGAGACGGCTACACCGAAGATGGAAGAAGTCAGTATCAAGCTGTTTCCTATCTATGCCTACCCCAAAACCACACAGGAAATTATCGACTTTAGTGATATCGATATTTTAGGCTGGCTGACTGCTGAAATCGCAGATACGTTCGTGGATACCGAAGAAACCGATCTGGTGAATGGTAACGGCAGTAAGAAAGCAAAAGGCTTTTTGTCTTATCCCCGCGATACTCAAGCCGATAAGGTTCGCGAATTCGGTACGCTGCAAAAATTGGAAGCAACCAGTCTTGAAGCCGATAGCCTGATTGACCTGAAATTCTTACTCAAAAACAAATACCGCAAAAACGCCGTATGGGTGATGAATTCCACAACTGCCGCCAACGTGCAAAAGCTGAAAAATGGCAATGGCGATTATATCTGGCGGGAGCGTTTACAGGCAGGTGATCCTGATATGTTGCTGGGCTTACCTGTCCATTATCTCGAATTTATGCCGGATAACATCATTAGTCTGGGCGACTTCAAACGCGGTTACTTCATCGTTGACCATCAAACGGGCATCCGCACTCGTCCTGATAATATCACCGAGCCGGGATTTTATAAGGTACATACCGATAAATATCTGGGCGGTGGGCTGGTGGATTCCAACGCAATCAAGGTGCTCGAAATCAAAGGCACTAAAGCGAGTTAATGAATAAGGGGCAGAGCCCCCTTTCAGTTTTGGAGTCTATTGATGAAGAATGATTTTGAAATTCGCACCGCCTCACTTTCTGCCAGTGATAAAAAACTGACAGGTTATGTGATTAAGTGGAACAGCCGTTCACAAGTGTTATGGGATGAGTTTGTCGAACAGTTTTCCCCGAATGCCTTTAGCGCCAGTCTAGTGGCAAGTGCTGATGTCAGGGCACTTTATGAACATGATCATATGAACCTGTTAGGCCGCACTACGTCCGGTACATTGCAACTTAGCGAAGATACCACCGGATTACGTTTTGAGTTAACCCCACCTGATACCCAATTAGGGCGTGATGTGCTGGCACTGGTTGAACGGGGTGATATTTCCGGTATGTCCTTTGGTTTTCGTGCCGTTAAAGATCAGTGGAATACCAGCCAAACACCGTATATCAGAACTGTTTTAGAAGCGGAACTACGGGAAATCACGATCACCAGTTTACCTGCTTACCCTGAGAGCGGTGTGGAAATCGCTAAACGTTCGCTGAATGCAGTGAAGCCTTGCAATGCGGATTTGCGTCATTACTGGCTGCAATTGTCTGAGGTGTGAGCATGTGGCCTTTTAAGCGTAAAGCCGCTGAGACTCGTAGTATCAGTATTGATGAATTTCTTTCTCTGGCAGGCATGGTTAATACCAAATCAGGCGAGCATGTTTCATCCTCGACCGCCGAAGGTCTGCCTGCCGTGATGAATGCCGTCACGGTGATTAGTGAAGCCATTGCCACCATGCCCTGTTATCTCTATCGGGTTCAGCACCAGCACGGCACAGAGTCCCGTGAGTGGTTAAGTGATCATCCGGTTGATTATTTGCTCAATGAATGCCCGAATGACTGCCAGACCCCATTTCAGTTTAAGCGAACGCTGATGCGCCATTGCCTGTTAAATGGCAATGCGTATGCAGTCATAGTCTGGGGAAAAGACGGACAGCCACAATCGTTGCACCCTTACCCACCGTCATCGGTTGTACCGCAACGATTATCCGATCACCGATTTGCCTACACCATCACCGAACCTTATAGCGGCAAGGTAAACACCTACCTACAAGAAGAAGTATTGCATTTGCGTTATGCCACCGAAGATGGCTTTTTAGGGCGTTCGCCTGTCACCATCTGCCGTGAAACACTGGGTTTAGGGCTGGCACAACAGCGCCACGGTGCAAGCATTATGAAAGAGGGCATGATGGCAGCGGGCGTGATTAAAGCCGCAGATTGGCTGGATGGCATCAAGGGTAATAAGGCACTGGAAGCCCTTGAACGCTATAAAGGCGCTCGCAATGCAGGCAAAACACCGATACTTGAAGGCGGGATGGAGTACCAGCAATTAGGCATGAGCAATCAGGATGCGGAGTGGCTGTCCTCCCGCCGTTTCACCATTGATGATATCGCCCGAATGTTCAACGTCAGCCCTATCTTTCTGCAAGAGTATTCGAACAGCACCTACAGCAATTTTAGTGAAGCATCCCGTGCTTTTCTGACTATTACCATGCGTCCGTGGCTTGCCAATTTCGAACAGCAAATCAAATCGACCTTGCTGATGAACTCACCAAAACGAGGCATTCGTTATCAGGTGGAGTTTGATACCGCCGACCTGCTTCGCGCCAATCCGAAAGAACGTTTCCAGAGTTATGAAACAGCGATTAAATCCGGCGTGATGTGTCCGAATGAAGCCCGTGAACGAGAAGGCTTATCGCCCCGTGCCGGTGGCGATGAATTCAGTCAGGCATGGAAGCAAACCGTGGAAATCAAACAACAACAGGAGGCCAAATAATGAGAGCAGGCAGATTACGGCATCGGGTGACAATCCGAAAAAATGAAGCCAGTCGGGGTAAATTTGGTGAAGTTCTCAACAACTGGGTAGATTTAGCCACGGTCTGGGCAGAAGTGAAAGCGATTAGCGGGCGGGAGCTGGTGGCATCCGGTGCCGTGTTCTCAGAAGCCACCGTGCGTATCTGGCTACGTTATCGTGCGGATGTGACCACAGCAAACAGTATTACCTTTCACGGAGCAAACACGACGGGCACCGCTTTTAGCATTATGGCGGTCATTCCCGATGCGAAATACACCCGCTTAGAGCTACTTTGCAAGGGAGGTATATTCCGATGAGCCGGATTGAAATTTCCCTGAGTGAAATCAAGCAACATTGTCGGTTGGAGGAAGATTACATCCTTGATGATAGCTTATTAACGGGTTATGCCGATGCTGCGCTGGAAGTCTGTCAGCAACATATCGGTAAGCGGTTTGGTGATGATCTGGCTTTTACCCCGGCGATTAAAGTCGGTTGCCTGCTGTATATCGGCTTGCTGTATGAGAATCGGGAAATGGCAACCGATGGTGAGCTAAAAGAAGTGCCTTTTACCATCAAATCATTGTGGTCTGTCTATCGTGAT